TGTCAAACTTTGCAGTTGAGGGTGCAACAGCATCTGACGCTACTATGTCTCCAACAACTCGTGTTGGCAACCGCACTCAGATTGCTCAGAAAACTGTCAAGATTTCTGGCACTTTGCAGTCAGTTGACAAAGCTGGTCGTAAGTCTGAAAAGGCTTACCAGTTGGCTAAAGCCTCTGCTGAAATCAAGCGTGACATGGAAACATCATTGTTGAGCAACCAGATTGCTGCCAATGGTGACTCCACTACTGCTCGTAAATTGGGTGGTCTGCAAGCATGGCTGAACAGCAACTACTCTGGCGGTACTGATGGTGTTGCTGGTTCTTTGGGTACAACTGCTCGTGTAAACGGCACAAACCGCACTTTCACAGAAGCCTTGTTGCAATCTGTTGTTAAGAGCGTTTATGCTTCTGGTGGCAACCCCAAAGTGTTGATGGTCAACCCTGCACACAAGCAAGTTGTTTCAGCTTTTGCTGGTATCGCTGCTCAGCGTTTCATGGCCCCTGCCAACACTCCCACAACAATCGTGGCTGCTGCTGATGTGTACATGAGCGATTTCGGTACAATTTCTGTTGTTCCTAACCGCTTCATGACTTCTACCAACTCATGCGATGAGACAGCATTTGTGCTTGACCCCGACATGGCTGCTGTTGCTTACCTGCGTCCTTTCCAGACCAACGAGTTGGCTGTGACTGGTGACAATGAGTCTACACAGTTGTTGGCTGAGTACACCTTGGAAGTTAAAAACCAAGCTGCTCACGGCATTATTGCCGACCTCACGCCATAATCTCACATAACCCCGAAAATGCCTCAGAATTAAACCTCTGGGGCATTTTCTTTTTTGCCTAAACTGATAGAATTAGTGTATGGAAAAGATTAGAGAAACTGCTGTTCATGCCGATGGTGAAGGTGGCATCATCATTCAAACTCGTCAAGACGTTTCTGCTATTGTTGAGCAGAACAAAAAGGAATATAACTCCTTTGATGAACGAGCAAGATGGTCTGACAACTTGTTTGGCAACAAGGTTGCATCTATCCCATTGACAGTTATTGATGACCTTAACAAACAAGGCATCATGCGTGGTTATGCTGTTGTTGATGATAAGCGTTTTGCCGCTTTCCTGAATGACCCAATGAATCGTGCATGGCGCACTAGAACAGGAGTTGTATGAGTTTTACTACCTATGCTGAACTACAGACAACTATCGCAGGATATTTGGCTCGTTCAGACCTAACAACTCAAATCCCAGACTTTATTCGTTTGGCAGAGATTCGCTTGCGTAGAGACTTGCGTATTCGCCAGATGTTGAATTCAACTACGCTGACTTGCACATCAGGAACAGCAACAGTCAGCATCCCATCTGACTTCTTGGAAGTAAAAGATTTTGTCGTCAATGTCAATCCTGTGATGCCATTGAACTACCAGTCTCCATCTTTGTTTTCTCGTAACTCACGAACAACAGATGTTGGTAAGCCATTGGATTACACAGTCCTAGCTTCTACATTTAAGTTAGCACCAGTACCTGATACTGCCTACACATTGACATTGATTTACTCTGCTGCGCCTCCTTACTTGAGTGATTCAAACACAAGCAATACATTCTTGACTGTATGTCCTGATTTGCTTTTGTATGCGTCTTTGCTAGAAGCAGAGCCTTACTTGATGAATGATGTTCGTGTTAACACATGGGGTACTATGTTTGACAGGGCTATGAATTCGTTGACTACTTCTGATGAGAAGGGTCAATTCTCTGGCGTTCCATTGGCAATGCAAACAACATACATCTGATATGCCTACACAAAGAATACAACTAGGTGAGTGGATGCCTGACCAGTCAGGTATTACTGGTGTTTTAACAGACGCTAAGAATGTCGTTTCTCAAGCTGTTGGTTACGGCCCTTTTCCTAGTGCTGTAGCCTTTTCTGGTACTGCTGCCGAAGACTTAGTTTCTTTGTACGCTGCTAAGAATCCAGACTCCACAACTCAGTTGTTTACATCTGGCAACACTAAGATTTATACAGTTGATGGTGTTGGCGCATTGACTCTTGTTAAGTCAGGCATGACTACAGGTATTACTGACAAAGTTCGTTTTACTCAGTTTGGTAAGCGAGTAATTACAACTAACAACGCTGATGTTTTACAGGGATGGACACTAGGCTCATCTACTTCATTTGCTAATTTGAGTGCTACTGCACCTATTGCTAAATACATTACTGTTGTGCGTGACTTTGTAGTTGTGGCTAATACTTATGAAAGTTCTGCACAGCAACAATATCGTGTTCGCTGGTCTGCCATCAATGATGAAACAGATTGGACAGAGAATGTAAACACTCAGTCTGACTATCAAGATATTCCTGATGGTGGTCAGATTGTAGGAATTCGTGGTGGTGAGTTTGGCTTGGTATTCTTAGAAAGAGCCATTAGCCGAATGACCTATGTAGGTACGCCATTTATTTTCCAGTTTGACAATATCTCTCGTAACAAGGGATGTATGGTTGCTGGCTCAATTGCTCAGTACCAAGGCATCACATTCTTCTTATCTGACGATGGTTTCTATTTATGCGATGGTCAAACGATTCAGCCAATTGGAAGTGAAAAGGTTGACCGATTCTTTATTGAGGACGCTTCAGAATCTGATTATGGTTCTATGTCTGCTGCTGTTGACCCTGTGCGCAAGTTGGTTATATGGAACTATGTTGCTATCGATGGAAATCGTAAGCTGATTATTTACAACTTTGCAACGAAGAAGTGGACATATGCAGATGCAGGTACAGATTACTTGTCTGAAGCGTCTTCTGCGACTGTAACTTTAGAGCAGTTGGATAGCATCAATGGTTCTATTGACGCATTGACAACAAGCCTTGACTCTCGTTTGTATGTTGGTGGTAAATACTACCTTGGTGGTACGCTAGGCGCAAAGGTTTACACATACACAGGTGCGAGTTTGACAGGTCAAATCTCAACTGGAGATATTGATTTGGGTGGGCCATCCGTGGTGACATTGGCTCGTCCACAAGTTGACAATGGTTCAGCAACTGTTGCTGTAGCTTCTCGTGCTTTGTTAAGCCAAAGTGTGAACTATGGAACAGCCGTAGCAGCAGACTCTGAGAACAGGGTTTCTTTGCGTAGCGCAGGGCGTTACCATCGTATTCAGCTTACACCTACTGGTGCAGACTGGAAAAACGCTGTGGCTGTGGATGTTGATGTTGTTGGTCAAGGGGTTCGCTGATGTTTAGAAGCCTACCTGCTTTCGGTGGTGACCAACGAGCCGTGGCAGAGGTGGTTCGTGGCATCATGGATGGCAAGACCAATAACACAGGCACGATTACTCTGGCGACTGGTGGTGCAACTACTACCACTTTGGTGGACAGAAGGATAGGCCCAGAAAGCGTAATTCTGTTTGCGCCAGCTTCTGCTGCTGCATATTCAGAAGTAATGCCTTATGGGGCTTTTCAGAGTTTGGTTGACCAAGGAATTGCTACAGCAAATACTGCCTATGCAATGACATTGGATACTGTTGATTACTCAAATGGGGTAACTCTGAGCAACAGTTCTAGGATGAATGTCAAGAACGCAGGTGTTTACAACTTCCAATGGTCTGGTCAGTTTAACAATACAGACACTCAAATACATGATGTAAGTGTTTGGTTGCGTAAGAATGGTACTGATGTAACTGGTTCTACAGGTGTTATTTCTGTCCCTAACTCTCATGGTGGCGTGGATGGTCACTCAATTGTTGGATGGAACTACTTTCTAGAGTTGGCTGCTAATGATTACATTGAGTTGTGGTGGTCATCTACTAGCGCAACCATTTCATTAGAGCATTTACCTGCCCAAACAAGTCCGACAAGACCATCTACAGCGTCTTTGATTACTACATTGAATTTCATCACACCAAATTCATTGACAAACATCTATACAAGTTCTCAAGGACAAGGTACGGCAACAATTAACCACTTTGCAAATTCAACGGCAAATAAGACCTACAGATATGCAATTATTGGTTGATTTCTAACAAATTTTGATTAAAATGGATTCCGTGGATGACCCGCTATGGAATCCGAAACTCTAGGAGTAAAACATGGCGACTACTACCACACAAACAATTGCACCAGAAATTGCACCATATCTTACATATGGTTTGCAACAGGCAGCAGGTCTTTACCAAGGTGGAGGCCCACAATACTACACAGGCGAAACCTTTGTAGCACCATCACAAACGACTCAGGCAGGTCTTCAGGCTTTGGAGACTCGTGCATTGGCTGGAAATCCTCTGACTGGTGCTGCACAGCAACAATTGCAAGGCACTATCGGTGGCGCTTATCTTGGTGGAAATCCATTCTTCCAAGGTGCATTTGCGCCAGCAGCACAAGCTGCTCAGACTCAGTTTCAACAGACTCTAGGCGACATTGGTTCTAAAGCTAGTTTGGCAGGTCGTTATGGGTCTGGTGCTATGGGCAACTTAGAGAATCGTGCGGCAGGTCAATATGCACAAGCATTGACCAACACAGCAGGTCAGTTGGCTTATCAGAACTATGAAGCAGAGCGTCAGCGTCAGCAACAAGCTACTGGCATGGCTCCTCAAATGGCTGCTACTGATTACCAAGACATTCAGAATCTATTGCAAGCTGGTCAGATTCGTGAAGGTTATACAGGTCAACAATTGGGTGCTGACATTCAGCGTTTCAACTTTCTGCAAAACCAACCACAACAGAACTTGCAGAACTATATGTCGCTTGTTTATGGTAACCCATTAGGACGAGTTGGTTCTACTACAGCGTCTGGTGCTGCTGATACTTCTACTTTGCAGAAGGTATTGGGTACTGCTGCTACGGCTGCTGGTGTTTACAAGAATCTTGGTTCTCCTAACATGAGTGGATGGTTAAGTGGTTGGGGTGTTCCTGATGCTTCTGCTATGAGCCAGCTTGGTGGCGGTGGTGGATTTGGTTCTGGTGCGTACTATGGCAACCAAGACCTTGGTACATTCTTGTAAGGACTGACATGGCTGGACTATTAGACATTTTCGGTACTAGCGGCGCAGACACAATGGGTCTGCTCGGCATGTCACCTGCTGACATTGCTCGTAATCGTGAAGACGCACAAGCGCAAGCACTCTACGCATTGGCTGGCAGACTATTCCAAGGAGGGAATACTGGTCAGTCTATTGTTGAAGGCTTGCAACGTGGTCAGCAAGCATATCGTGGTGGTATGCAAGGTGCTTTGCAAGAACAAATGCAAAATGCTCAGTTGCAAGACATGATTCGTAAGCGTCAGCAAGAGCAAGCAGCATTGGCTGAACAACAGCGTGTTCAAGGAATTGTCCAAAAAGCTGTTCGTCCAGAAACATTTGCAGAAACTCCATTGACCAATATGTTTGGACAAGAGATTGCTGGCCCTAATCAGCCACAAGCAAAAGGTGCTGGATTGACACAAGATGTTGTTAATCAGTTGATTGGCTCACAACAAGGTCAGGCTGCTTTGACTCAGTTGGCTGATTTGATGCCTAAGATTCGCAAGGCTGGAATTGGTGTTGAGCAAAAAGCTGAAGACAATCCTTTCTTGGTATTTACTCAAGACGAGACAATTCCTAAGAACATCAAAACATTGGCTGACCAATATGCTAAGAGTTGGTCATCTGGTCGTTTAGACCCTGATGTTGCTGATAAGCGTGTTTCTGAATTGGCGACAATGGCTCAACGTGCGCAAGATAAAGAAACAGCACAAGCTAACTTGAAGGCTCAACAAGAACAAATGGCTGAGTTCCGTAGGCAGGGTTTGGCTCAGTCTGCTGAGGCTCGTGCATTGCAAGGTGAAATCGCTAAAGGTAATTTGGCTATTCGTACCGCTGAAGCAGAAGCTAAAGCAGAAGAACGCAACAAGCCTGTTACTGAAGCTAAAGAATCTTTGAAGCTAATTAACCAAGCAGAAGCATTGTTGGATAAAGCTACTGGCTCATTGACTGGTACTGCTGTAGATGTTGTTGCTGGTGCATTAGGAAAATCTACTGAAGGCGCACAAGCATCATCTAAACTCAAAGCAATTCAAGGCGCATTGGTTGCCAAGATGCCTAAGATGTCAGGCCCACAGTCTGATAAGGATGTTTTGCTTTATCGTGAAATGGCTGGTCAAGTTGGTGATTCAACATTGCCAGTTGAAACTCGTAAAGCCGCACTTGAGACTATTCGTGAGATTCAAGAGCGTTATGCGAAAGTTCCAGAAGGCTCTAGCAAACCAGCGCCTGAAGCTGCAACTCCATTTAAGTTTTCTCCTGCAAAAGAAGACCGCTATCAGCAATGGCTTAAACAACAGCCAAAGGGTTAAATCATGGATGAACTAGAAGAATTTGAGTTCAGACGCAGATATGAGATGGAGAAGGCTTCATCTGCTAAACCTATTGCATGGTCAGATGTTCCTATTGAAGCTGTAAAAAGTTTTGGGCCATCTGTTGCAAACATGGTTGGTGACATTTACCAAGCTGTAACAAGCCCTGTACAAACAACGAAAGCCGTTTTAGACCTTGGTGCTGGCATCTTGCAGAACGCATTGCCAGAGCGACTTGTTCAAGCTGTAGGCGAAGACAAAGCAAGCCGTGATTTGGCTTCTAAAGTTGGTCAACATTATGTTCAACGCTATGGAAGTGTAGAAGGTGCTAAGAAAGCATTGGCTACAGACCCTGCTGGCGTAATGGCAGACCTATCTACTGTGCTAACTGCTGGTGCTACATTGCCTACTCGTTTAGCACCTGCATTATCTACTGCTGCTCGTGCTGTTGACCCATTATTGCTATCAGCAAAAGGTTTGGCTAAAACGGCTGACATTGGTGGTCAAGGTGTTAAACAAGCACTTGGGTTGACTACAGGCGTAGGTGGGGAATCTATTGGTCAAGCCTATAAAGCAGGTTTGGCAGGTGGAGAAGCTGCTGAAGCACTCAAAGCAAATATGCGTGGCAATGTAGAGCAGACTGCTGTTCTTGATGCTGCCAAACAGAATCTTGCAGAGTTAGGTCGCCAGCGTCAGCAAGCCTATCGTGCAAATATGCAAAATATAAAAGGCGATAAGTCTGTTCTTGATTTCACAGGAATTGATAAAGCCTTGTCTGATGCTCAATCTAAAGTTGTCTTTAAAGGCAAGGTTAAGAATGAGGCTGCTGCACAGAAATTATCTGAAGTTGAGGCTAAAGTTGCAGACTGGAAATCTTTAGACCCTGCTGACTTCCACACTCCTGAAGGTTTAGATGCTTTAAAACAAAGTATTGGTGAGACTTTGGAGAGTATTCCATTTGAATCTACACAGCAACGACTTGTTGTTGGTGAGGTGTACAACGCTGTTAAGAATGAAATTAACAAGCAAGCACCAACATACGCCAAAACAATGAAGGCTTATGCTGACGCTAGTGAGCAGATTAAAGAAATTGAAAAAGCATTGTCTTTAGGCAAGAAAGCCTCTGTAGATACTGCAATGCGTAAGTTACAGTCTTTAATGCGTAACAATGTCAATACAAACTATGGTCAACGCTTGAAGTTGGCTCAAGAGTTAGAAGCTGCTGGTGGTCGCCAGTTAATGCCATCATTAGCAGGTCAATCATTGAATCAACTTGTTCCTCGTGGCATCCAAGGTGCTACAAGTATTCCAACAAGTTTGGGTGCTTTTAGTCTTGGTGGTTTGCCATTAACATTGGCTTATGGTGCTGTTTCATCTCCTCGCTTAGTTGGTGAGGCGGCTTATGGTGCAGGTCGTGTTGCCAAAGGGCTTCTTGATGTACAAAACAGGATGCCAAACATAGACTATCCAACAATGTTTAATTTGTTATATCAGGCAAATCAGCCAAAGGATTAAAAAATGGCAAAGACCAAGATTTCAGAATACAGCAGTACCGCAGGGAACAATACTGACATTAACAGTATTAACTTAGCGGAGGGTATGGCCCCGAGTTTGGTCAACAATGCCATTCGTCAATTGATGGCTCAGTTGAAGAACTTTCAAGATGGTTCTGCTGGTGACAATGTAACTGTTGGTGGTAACTTGTATGTGACTGGTACATCTACCATGACAGGTGCGATTACCGCTTCTGGTGGTGTTAATGGAAATATCACATCATCGTCTGCAACGATTACTGGCGGTACTATCAATGGTGCTGTTATCGGTGGTTCATCTGCCCAAGCAATTACAGGAACGAATGTAACAGCTACTGTCGGCTTTACTGGCCCTCTCACAGGCGCTGTAACAGGCAATGTAACTGGTAATGTCACAGGTGCTGTAACAGGTAATGTGACTGGTAACTTGACAGGCAATGTCACAGGAAATGTAACGGCTGCTTCTGGTACTTCAACATTCAACAATGTGACCATCTCTGGCTCATTGGACATGGATGCAGGTACATCAGCAACCATTACTGGTTTGGCTAACCCTGTAAACGATTCTGACGCTGCCAACAAGGGTTATGTTGATGCACTAGCCCAAGGCATTGATGCTAAAGCATCTTGTGTTGTAGCTACAACGGCTAACATTACATTGTCTGGTACACAAACAATTGATGGAATTGCAGTATCTGTTGGTGACCGAGTTCTGGTTAAAGACCAATCTACTGCTTCACAGAATGGTATCTATCTGTGTGCCTCTAGTACATGGACTAGAACAACAGATGCAAACACATGGGATGAGTTGGTTGCTGCGTTTACCTTTATTGAGAAAGGTACGACACAAGCCAACAATGGTTACATCTCAACGATTACTGCTGGCGGTACTTTAGGCACTACAGCGGTTACCTTTGCTCAATTCTCTGGTGCGGGTCAGATTACTGCTGGTGCAGGTTTGACAAAGAGTGGTAACACCATTGATGTTGGCACAGCGTCTTCTAGCCGTATTGTTGTCAATTCGGACAACATTGATTTGGCGACTTCTGGCGTAACAGCAGGAACTTATAAGTCTGTAACAACCGATGTTTATGGACGCATTACAGCAGGTACTAATCCAACTACTTTGAGTGGTTTTGGCATTACAGATGCTTACACAATCACTCAAATTGATACGCTGTTTGGCTCGACAACATCTGCTGCGACAAGTGCTGCTGCTGCTGCGACTTCTGCCTCTAACGCTGCTACGAGTGCCACAAATGCCTCTACAAGCGCAGGAAATGCCTCTACAAGCGCAACGGCTGCTGCTGCTAGTGCTACGAGTGCTGCCGCCTCATACGACTCGTTTGATGACCGATATTTAGGCCCTAAATCAAGCGCACCATCTGTTGACAATGATGGCAATGCTTTGTTGACTGGTGCTTTGTACTGGAACACATCCACTAATAACTTGTTCGTGTGGACAGGTTCAACATGGACTAGCGCAGCGTTTACTTCTGGTGGTTTTTTAGTTAACACTAATAACCTGTCAGATGTATCTAGTGCTTCTACTGCTCGTACTAACTTAGGCTTGGCAATCGGTACTAACGTACAAGCATATAACGCTAATACAGCCGTTACCAACTCTGCACAGACATTCACAGCTACTCAGACTTTCTCAGGAACTTCATCTGCTACAGCTATTGTTCTAAACGATGCAGCAGAGGTAGCTACAGTATCTGCAACTGCCGCTACTGGCACGATTAACTACGACATTACAACTCAGTCTGTCTTGTACTACACAAGTAACGCAAGTGCTAACTGGACAGTAAACTTCAGAGGCTCTAGCGGTACTTCATTGAATACTTTGATGAGTACAGGTCAATCAATGACTGTGGCTTTCTTGGTTACTCAAGGTGCTACTGCTTACTACAACTCTGCTGTGCAAGTGGATGGCACTACATCAGGTGTTACGACACGTTGGTTAGGTGGTGCGCCTACTGCTGGTAATGCTTCTGGTATCGATAGTTATCGTTATTTGATTATCAAGACAGGTAGCGCAACATTTACAGTCTTGGCAAGCAACACACAATTTAAGGCTTAATCCTATGCCATTACAAGCAACTTCTGGTGCGGCTAGTTACGATGCCTTTGGTGGCGGGGTTGCTGCCGTGCCTAAATATATAGAAGATTATTTTTCTACTTTTTTATATACGGGCAACAATTCTACAAATGCTATTAACAACGGGATTGATTTATCAACTAAAGGCGGGTTGATTTGGACTAAGGGTAGAAGCGCAGGCTTGGCGGGTGTTAATCATTGGCTTTCTGATACTGCACGAGGCATTGGATATTCTCTTGCTTCTGACTCAACTGCAGCACAAGCTGGCCCTTATAGTTTTATAACACTAGGCACAGGCGGATATTCGCTTAATACAACTGCTGTTGGGTTAAATACTTCTGGAGAAACCTACACAAGCTGGTCTTGGGCAAAAGCACCAAAGTTCTTTGATGTTGTGACTTATACGGGGACAGGCTCTGCACAAGATATTGCTCACAGTCTTGGCTCTGTCCCTGCTTGCATGATTATTAAAGACACAACCAATGCAGGTTCTGCTTGGGCTATTTATCACACAAGCCTTGGCAACACACAGTTTCTTCAATTCACAACAAGTGCGGCAGGAACATCATCAGGCTATTGGAACAATACAAGCCCAACAAGCACACAATTTACTGTTGGCACAAATGGTAATGTCAACCAATCTGGTGCTACTTACGTCGCCTACCTCTTTGCCCACAACGCAGGAGGCTTTGGTCTGACTGGTACAGACAATGTGATTTCGTGTGGGTCGTTTACGACTGATGGTTCTGGTAATTCAACAGTTAATTTAGGTTATGAGCCTCAATGGTTACTAGTTAAGGCAAACGCTTCTGGCAATGACTGGTATATGTATGACAATATGCGTGGTCTTAGTTACTCAAACTATGTGTATTTGTCGCCAAACCTTAGTGCCGCAGAAGGAAACATAGCAGCAGATTACCTTGTTCCTACGGCAACTGGGTTTAATACAAAATCTTTTGCTTCTTCAACAACATACATCTACATAGCCATTCGTAGAGGCCCGATGAAAGTGCCTACGGATGCGACTAAGGTGTTTAGTCCCAATCAGACATCTGGAACTACGGGTACTCCAATCACTACAGGCTTCCCTGTTGACTGGCAGTTGCTTGGTATCAATGATGGCAATGTGTATAACCAACGCTCAAGCACACGGCTTACAGGTGTAAACACTAATGGCACTTCTAACAGTCAATACCTTGTAACTTCAAACACAATTGCTGAAGGCGCAACTGGTTCATTGACACTGAACTGGAACAACACTGGTTTTCAAGTGCCATCGCTCAATAGCGGTAGCCCAATCATCACTTGGAACTTTGGTCGAGCCCCCAGCTTCTTTGATGAGGTTTGCTATACAGGGACGGGAACATATGGTGCAACTAACCATAATTTAGGTGTAACGCCAGAATTGGTTATTTATAAGTCAAGGTCAAATGCAGTTAATTGGGGTGTCATCAAACCTGTCAGCAGCATCGCTTACTATGATGGACTGTTAAATTCAAATGCAGCGTTTACCTATTACAGCAATGACCCATCGGTAGCTGGTCTTTATACATCTACGCAGTTTGCTAAGTATCAAGATACTTCTGGCTACACCTATGTCGCTTACCTATTTGCCACTTGTGCAGGGGTTTCCAAAGTAGGCTCATACACAGGCACAAGCACAACACTTCAAGTTAACTGTGGATTCACAGGTGGTGCTAGGTTTGTTCTAATCAAGCGTACAGACTCAACTGGTGACTGGTATGTATGGGACTCAGCACGAGGTATCGTGAGTGGTAATGACCCTTACTTGCTTATGAACAGTTCAGCCGCTGAAGTAACATCTACTGATTACATTGACACATACAGCGCAGGGTTTGAGATTAGTTCAACTGCGCCAGCCGCCATCAATGCAAGTGGTGGAACATTCATCTTTTTTGCGGTGGCGTAGACTATGGTATAATTGGCAATAACTTAACAAAGGAGTTGCCATGCAGACTTGTAAAAAATGTGGAATTGAAAAAGAGTTGTTAGCGTTTGAATTTAGAAAGGACAATGGGTTGTACCGAAAGGTTTGCAGGGAATGTTTAAAACCAACAAGAAATGCAAATGCTCAAAGAAATCGGTCAACATTGATTGGAAAATACAAAATGCAACAAAGAAACGCAACCGATAGAGGTATTCCATTTTTGTTGACCTATGAGCAATGGCTAAAGATTTGGAACGACTCTGGAAAATTAGAACAACGAGGTCGTGGTGCAGACAAGTTCTGTATGTGTAGAGTTGGTGATTTAGGCTCTTATGAGGTTGGCAATGTATTCATTGGTACTGGTCGTGAAAATGTAAGAGCAGGAAATCTTGGAAAACCAGTTACACAAGAAGTTAGAAATAAGATTTCTGTAGCAAATTCTGGAAAGTCACATCCTTGGTCTGTTGGCGATAAAAACCCAATGCATAGACCAGAGGTTAAAGCTAAGATGAGTGCAAAGACTAGTGGTGCAAATCACTACAAAGCAATCGGTGTAACAACACCAGAAGGTTTTTTTCAAACCGCAAAAGAGGCGGCAAAAGCATTAGATATGAAAAAGTCTACTGTTGAATGGAGAGCTAGACACAATAAGTTTGGGTTTAGTTATGGTGAAAATTTAGCAATTGCTTGAGGTAATTAAAATGCAAGTAAGAATCAGAGAAACTGGACAGGTAATGTACGAAAGTGAATTTCGTGCATACACAAAAGCCAATGGTGGCCCATCATGGGAAACAACAACAACTGAAGTTTTAGAGGCTTTGGGTGCTGATGTAGTGTTTGAAGGTGCGCAAGCTACAGGCGGAACTGTTTACCAATACTCACAGCGTAATGGTGTAGAGCAAGTAGATGGCAAGTGGTACACAAAGTACATCTTAGGCCCTGTCTTTATTGACCAAGTTGTAGATGGTGTAACTACTACTGCTGCTGAACAAGAGGACGCTTACAAGGCTCAGAAGGATGCTGAACAGGCTAGGAATGTTCGTGTTACTCGTGACCAAAAGTTAGCGTCTACTGACTGGCGTTTTCGTAGTGATATGACACCTTCTCAAGAGTGGATTGACTACTGCCAAGCATTGAGAGATGTTCCTTCACAAGAGGGATTTCCTTGGAACATTACATGGCCTGTTGAGCCATAATATAGGTAAGGAGCAATCATGGCTGTAACTAATGAACAAATTTTAGGGTTTCTTACCGCTAATCCTGATCTGACAGATGCTCAGATTGTTGCGGCTATGGAGCAATATGGTGTTTCTCCTGCTCAAATGGCAAGTGCTGTTGGCTTACCAGAGGGTGAGGTTATTTCACGAATTGGTGCTACTGTTCCACCAAATCAAGCAGTTTTGCTTGGTGATACATGGGTTCAGCCTCAATATCAAACCATTGGCTCTGGTGAAGATCAGCAAATTGGTGGGATTGAAACTGTTCAGGTTTATAAAACAACTGGTGGCATCAATGATGAAGTTGCCACAGGAACTCAAATCCAAAACTACAGCCCTACTGGTGAGTTTGTAGGTACTGGTCAAACTCAAAAAACAGAAAGTGGTTTAGGTGAGTTTGCATTAGGTGCAGGATTGCTTTTTGGTGGTCTTGGTGGTGGTTTTGAAAGCTTATTTGGTGGTGGTGGAGCGGCTACTGGCGGTACAGCATTTGATTTGGCTAATGCAGGAATTATGGGTGGGACTGCCGCTTTTACTCCTGCTGAACTTGCGGCTATTAGTGGTGGAACTGCCGCTGGACTCGGTGGCACTACTGGTTTATTGACAGCAGGCATGGGTGGTGGCACAGGATTAACTGTTGCAGGAACAAGTGGTCTTGGTGGTGCTACTGGAAGTGTTGCAGGACTAGGAACTGGTGTTGGTACAGGATTAACTGGTAGTTTAACAGGAGCAAATACATTGCTTGGAGGAACTGCACTTGGTTCTACCTTAGGTGGGTTAAATACTGGTGTAGTTGGTTCTACTTTGGGCTCTACACTTGGTTCAACTCTGGGGTCAACTCTGGGTTCAACATTAACAAATACTGCTGGTCAAGCGTTAGGTGGTTTAACAGCCGCACAACTAGGCGCTTTACTCTCTGGTGGTTTGACTACTGGTGCAGGTCTTCTCCAACAACAAACATCTCGTGAAGCGGCTCAACGTGCGCAACAGATGATTGATACTGAAACTGCTGCTGCTAAACAAGCGGCTCAGTTCCGTCCTGTTGGCATGACTACTCGTTTCGGTACTTCACAATTCACAGTCGATCCAAGAACAGGTCAATTGACAAGCGCAGGCTACACATTGAGTCCTGAAGCTAAGAATGCTCAAGACCGATTGGTAGCATTGGCTGAACAAGGTTTACAGCAAGCAGAAGGCGCTCAACAACAGTTTGCTCCTTTGCAGACAGGTGCGCAGAACTTGTTTAACCTTGGAAACCAGTACATTGCTCAATCACCACAGGAAGTTGCTCAAAACTATCTGAATCAACAGATGGCTTTGTTGCAACCTGGTCGTGAATTGGAATTGGCTAACTTGCAAAACAAACTGCAACAACAAGGTCGTGGTGGTTTGGCAGTATCTCAAGGTGGCACTTATGGCGCTACAACTCCTGAATTGCAGGCTCTCTATAACGCTCGTGCAATGCAAGAGGCTCAATTGGCGGCTCAAGCTCAACAAGCAGGTCAACAACAAGTCGCATTTGGTGCGGGTCTGTTGGGTACTGGTGCGCAGACAATGGGCAACTACTATGCAGGTCAACAGGCGGCTTACCAACCATATACAACAGCTCTTGGGCAGGTTCAAGGTTTGGAAACTGCGGCACAACAACCTTTGACAATGGGTGCGGCTCTTGGTCAACAAGCGGCTCAAGCAGGTGCTAATGTTGGTCGTTTAGGCTTGTCAGGTGCTGAGTTCAGTACTCGTTTGGCTACTGGTAATGCGGCAACAACTAACCCTTATGCAACATTACTGAGTGGACTAGGTGCTTCTCCTGCATTTGGACAGGCAATTGGCGGCTTATTCTCTTAAGGATTCATCATGGCAGATATCGTAGGAAGTCTTTTTGGAATCACCCCACAAATGTTTGGGGAACAACAGAGAATGAGTGCTTTGAATGAGGGTATTGCCCTTGCTCAACTAGACCCTGCTTCTCGTGGTGCGGCACTAACTTATGGTGGCGCTAAAGGTCTTGGTACTGCCATTGGTGGTGCTATGGGTGTTGAAGACCCACAACTAAAGATGATTAGCACTCGTAATGCTATTGCCCAACAGATTGACCAGACTGATCCTGAGTCCATTCTCAAAGGCGCTCAGATGCTTGCACAAGCAGGCGACCAACAAGGTGCTATGGCTTTGGCTCAATATGCTCGTCAAGCTCAAGGTGAATTGGCTCAAACACAACAGCGTTTAGCGGCAGGTAAGGCATCTTTGGCACAAGCTGCTCGTGAACGTCAACAATCGACTCCAAACGATATTCAGATTGCCAATGAGATTGCCACTTTGGAAGACACTCTTTCTCAACTAGAAAATGCTCCAGATGGCCCAGAGCGTACTCGTGCCAAGAATATGTTGAATACTCGTTTAGCAGAACTAAGACGATTGACTACAAAAGGCGAAAAAGCTCAATCATTTGGAGTTGAAAGAGAAGCTATTGCTAAAGAGTTGTACAACAAGCCATTTGCAGATTTAACACAAGCTGAGATAGCCGCAGTAAACAAGCGTGTTGATGCTGAGAAGCCAAGGACTACGATTACCAATGTGATTCCTGGCGATAAATCGTTAGATGCTATTCCAGCCTTTAGAAAACAAGTTCAAGATACTGTTAAACCTCAAAGCCAAGCAGTATTTGCGGCTGACAATGCTCTTGAGAACATCAAGAATTCTATTGAAACTGGTAACTTTGCCTCTTATCGTGCGGCACAAACTCAGTTTGCTAAAGCAATTGCAGGTGCAGGTGATTTGAGTCAGAAAGAGTTGAAGGCGGCTGGTGCTGATCCTGCATTGCTTGGCGGAACTGCTGACTACATTGCAACATTGTTTACATCTACTCCAACTCTTGATACTCAAAACAAGATCAAAACGACCTTGCAAGCGATTAAGAAGGTTTCTACACAGAAAGCTCGTGCAGAAATTGATGCACAGAGAAAGATTGCTTACAGTAATCCTAACCTTGATAGAGTGCGAGTTGACCAAGCTCTTGATTTCCCAGAGTTCACGCCTACTAGCGGTAGTTCTGGTGAGAAAAAAGCCAATACTAGAACACTAAAAAGCGGTAAAGTTGTTACTGTCATTGAAGAATAAGGACGCACCATGCCAGTTTACGAAATTGACGGGAAACGCTATCAAAGTGATGTCCCTTTGTCAGATGCTGAATTAGAAGAGTTATCTGGTAAGCCTGCACCTGCAACTACTGCTGTGATGGCTGAGTCTGCACGAAAAGGCTTTGCAGGAACTGTTGGTACTGTTTCAGGTCTGTCAAACCTTATTTTCTCTGCATTAGAGCGTGGTGGTATCAATCCTCTGACAATGGGTATGAGAGCATCAGGCGGTACTGTTGCTCCTGCTCCTACTACTGGTGGTGTTGTAGAAACATTTAAAGCAGGTCGTGAGCCTATTTACCAAGGAACAATGCAAGCCCTTGGCACTACTGGTGTTGAGCCACAAACAGGATTTCAGAAGATTATTGGTCAAGGTACAGAGGCTGTTACTTCTCCAGAAAGTTATGTATTCCCTGCATTGGCGGCTACAAGGCGTATGGGTTTGTTTGGTCAAACCTTGATGCGTCCTGCTGAACAACAAGTTATTGGCTCTACTGCCGAAGCGGGTGGTATGGCAGGTGAAGCGGCAGGCGAGAAGTTAGGTTCTGCAACTACTGGTCGTGTTGTCGGTAGCCTTTTTGGTGGCGGTGGTGGTGCTTACACACTTGGCACTCTTCTGAAGTCTGGCCCTGTTGTCAACAAAGGTTTTGATGTTGCTCGTAGTCAATGGGCTAAAGTCCGTGGGACTGTTCCTGAAGACGAGTTGCTCAAGGATGTGGACAATCGCATTAGCAATATCTTTATTGCCGCAGGCGCTGCTGATCCTACATTCATGGATACGCTTACAAAAGCCGCTAAAGCACAACAGAGCGTTTCTTTGAAGACACCAGGCGGTACACCAGTACAAATGCCTATTAGTTCTTTGTTGGCAGACAATCCTGTTATCAATAACTTCATTCAAAGTCTATCTGCTAAAGACCCTGTGTTCCGTGCGCAGTATGGCAATCAGTTTGAACAAGCTAAACAGGCTTTGACAGCCAATCAGATTCGTTTGTTTGGTGACCCATCTAAAGTTAGCGTGAATGTTTCTCCACTTGATTTGGCTAAACCACAAGCTCGTAGAACTCGCACTATTGATGAACAGATTGGTGATGCTTTTAGGGATACAACACTCGATCCTAATGCTTTTGGTCAACGAGTTTCTACACTTGTTGCCGCCAAAGAAGATGCCGCTTATAAACAAGTCAAGCCACTTTATACAGAAGCCTTTGACATTGCCAAGCAGAAGAATGTTGAGTTGCCTGCTAACTCTGTTGACGACATCTACAACTTTGTTGCGGGTGAGCAAGCATCTGACATCTTTAAGACTTTCCCATCTATCTACAATCGTGTTCGTGCGAAATTCCGTCCTGCTGAAGTAGAGCCTAGCCCTATTCTGACCGCAGAAGGTAAGCCAATGACTGAAGGCGGTATTAAGTTTTCTGCTGCAACAGTAGAAGATTTGGACTCCTTAAAGCGTGAAATCAACAAACAATTGCGTAAAACAAGCGAACCCGCTGATATTCGACTGCTCTCTGAGTTGAAAGCACGAGTTGGTGGTCACATTGATAACCTTGATCCTGACTTTGTTCAGGCTTATCGCAATGCAGATGCTTCTTACTTCCAGAAGGTTGGTTTGCCATTCAATTCTGAAACATTGAAGGCTGTTGACCGCAAGAAGTTTGTTGAACAGATTGCTCCTGCCATCATTGGTAATAAGTCTAATGTTGATGACTTTATCAAGGCTACAGGCGAAGATGGTGTTCGTGTGGCACGAGATGCCTTCTACGACAGCTTTAGTCGTGCGGCTTTAAAGAATGATGTCCTAGACCCCAAAGCGGCTAACAAATGGCTTGCTAAGAATCAAGGTGGCGTGTCTTTAGTGCCAGGCTTAGAGGATGAGCTTCGTGCGGCTTCAAACAATGTATCTGCTTTGTTGGCAGAAAGAAATCGTTTGGATGCGGCATTTAAGAAGGTTGCTGGCGACCAAATAGTAAGTTCTGGTGGCTTCAGAAATCCTCAAGAATTGGTTTCTAAGATGTACAGCGATGTGAACTTCACCAACAAGTTCATGCAACAGTATGGAGCGAATAAGGATGCAGTAAATGCGGCACGTTCGTTCATGTTGGATGACATTGTTCGTGCGGGTGATCCAGTTGCAACATTGAATGACCGAACAAAAGCGGCTGTGTTTAACAGGGTGTTCGGCCCAACATACGCACAAAAGGTTCAAGACTTTGCTTTGGTTTCTGAGCGACTGAATAAAGACCTGACCAATGTGCCATTCAAGGGTGAAACAGTACCTAAAACGCCTATTGAGCAATTAACAGGCATTCCTCCAGAGCAGATTATTTCTCGCATCTACAACCCTGTTTCTGGCCCTGTATATGCCATCACTTCGTTGATGAGTAAGTTCTGGGCAAGAAAAGCCTCAGACATGACTGAAGAGAAATTAAAGGCTTTGCTTTTGAATCCTACTGATGCGGCTAAAGTATTCCAAGCTGTGCAAACAAAAGCAGGGAACTTTGACCAACAAAAGATTCAGGATGCTATTTCTGTTGGCAGAAAGTATGGCATTCAATGGGTTGCAGATGCTATGCAAGACTTTGCTACTGGCGCTGCTCGTGGTGGCGTTCAGTCAATGACTGAAGAGTGATGAAAGACTGGCTGTTTGCATTATTTGCGGCAGCCGTTGTCACAGTATTTGTGATATTTTGTAGTATTGTAATTGTTTGGGCATTTCCGTGATCGCCTTTCTCTTGGCGGCAACCATAGAGTACCGATGTATTAAGTGGACTTGGACTGGTGATGTATACAACAGAAGGGTTGTGTGCATTAAGTGGGAGAGAAAGAAATGATACCAATTGATCCGATGGCGGCTCTCGATGGCTTGCAAAAAGCTATTGGGATGGTCAAAAAGGCTAGTAAGGTAGCCAATGATTTGGGTGGTCTAGCTCCGATGCTAGGCAAGATGTTTGATGCCAAGAGTGCTGCTACAAAGGCTATGCTTCAAGCCAAGCAGTCTAAAAAAGGCTCGAACATGGGGACTGCGCTTCAGATTGAGATGGCTCTTGAACAAGCCAGAGCATTTGAAGAGGAACTGAAACAGCTATTCATGGTTTCAGGCAAGATTGATGTCTGGAACAAGATTAAGGCTCGTCAAGCAGAGATGGACTTGGCAGACGCTAAAGAGATTAGCGCACTAAAAGCACAGGAAAAAAAACAGAAGCAAGAAGAACGAGAGCAGATGGAGATGGTGGCTCTTATTGGAGGGATTGCGTTCGTAATTCTTCTCGTTGGTATCGGCATAAATGAGATGATGGATTTTTGCCAAGCAACTAAACGCTGTGGGCGATGAATGAGTATCAGAAACAATTTGACCAATGGCTCAAAATATTCGTGCGAATGTGTGTCGCATGGTGGGTACTTGGTTTTCTTAAGTTTCTGCCTAACGATTTATCAGACAAGATTGTTAACAAGTTTTTAGCTTACATAGGATTGGGATGAAAATCACTACTTATCAAGCCAATGCAAGGATGCTGTGGGAGGCTCATAGGGTGATCCACCAACAAAATATGCAAAGACTTGCTGAGTTAAATCGTCAAGCTGAACAACAAACCAAAGCCTATGAGGTCAAAACTCAATGGGTTAAGGCTAATTCTGTGGATGTCAAAGTATGAAATATCTACTGATTTTTATAGCACTTATGCTATCGGGATGCGAAGACAGGTACAGATATAAGTGCCAGAACCCTGACCACTTCCATGCAGAAGAGTGTCAAAAACCTAAGTGCTTGTTCACCCAACAATGTCCTGAGTACTTAGTAGCCCCTATTCTTGAGAAAAAGGTTAACGATGTCCAACAGCCCGAAGCCAAACCTAACAACTGAAGAGTTCGAAGTCCGAGTTTGGGGCTTTGTTGTGGTCGTTGTGACCTGCATTCTTTGCTTCATTGTTATTGCACTTCTGTACTCTGTCACTTTTGTTACT